CCATAGTATTCGTGAACGTTCTGACATCTCGATGAACCGCATTAACAACGGACGTTTTAATAACGAAGGACACTTGACTATCGCAAACAAGGTTGTTCACCCCACCGGTGAAGTTGCCCCAAAACGGGTTGTCTTTGATCATCACAGTGAGTTGCTAACGTTTGTTGGTAAGATGATGAAGAGATTGACTAAAAACACCAGAAGGGGTATCATGATGCACGCATATGACTCTGTACGCACGAAGGCAACGCGTGTTTTTAGCGCTGTCGCACAGTTGGCACAACATGTTGCCATTGGCAGTCTTGGTCTTGTGAATTACACCGAAGTTAGGAGCCTGGAAGTGAATCTTGCACACACCAAGAGGATTGAACGTATGCGCTGGCACAAGGGTATGCTACTTGAGGAGCAAGCATCAGCTATTGTCACAAGAGGTAAGATCGGTTTCAAGAAGGACGAACAAGCGAAAGCTGATGGTGACGGGTCTATCAAACCTGGTCGGACTACTGGAGGTTACAAGGAAGCGGCTATCACTACCACAACTATTCCCGAATTAGTTAAGTGGTCCGTTGGACGTGTCCATCACTACCAATGTGGTGATTTGTCGGTACGCCATCACATAATAGTCAAGTCTGACAAGGAAACAATATCCGCGTTCTTTGACGATTGCCAGTTGTGCAGGTGTACTAACAATATGCTTGTTATCTTTAGCAGTTCTGACGATATGTCTTTTGTACTTAATTACAATGGTGTCTTGCATATATACAATGCAGACATAAGCTGTAACGATGCTAATTGTGACTCACCCTCCTTCTACTGCACTGACAGACTCATTGCGAACATTTCACCTCAGATGGCTGACGCCGCTCTTGAGTTATCATTTGTTCCAATGAATATGAGTGGTACGAACAACCAAAGTAACGTCAAGTATTCCTTTCCAGGACCAACCGAGCATTCTGGTTTATGGACCACAACATTACTCAACAATTGTAGCGCCTTTGCGATTATGAGCGCAGCTGCATTCATGATATCACATAATGCTAAGAGGAAGTCGATTCCTGATATCATGCATTCTGCAGCAATTTTTGTTGGGCATATTGTGACCCTTGAATCGTGTGAAAGTCTTGATGGACTGCAAGTCCTAAAGAATTCCATCTTTCTCAAACCGGATGCAACTTGTGGATCTTACACAAACCTTGGTGCTATACTACGCAACTTTGGCCGTGTATGCGGAGATTTAGATCACATCAAGTTAAGTGTCACTCCAGCTGTGTTGTCCGCGATGCTACCATCACAGCGCGCGGACAGGTTTTGTGGTGGGGTCATTCGAGGCTTCAAGAATGAACCAAATAATAGGGTCCTCAAAGTTTTGAGGAGACGGTTTTGTCCGGACGAGGTGGCCTGCGACTATGTCGTGAACGAACGTGTTCACGTTAGTCGTATGTCGTCCGAGTTCGAGGTCCTTCGGGACTCCTATCTCACTCTTGGCGAGCGAGACACAACTAATTTCTCCATGTATGACAATAACGACGCCATTACCGAAAGGTATAAGCTGACTGAAGACGATTACAAACAATTTGAGGGGATCATCGACGGGTTAACTGTAGGCCAATTCTGGCAATGTACTCTTGTGAATAAGGTTATTCACAGGGACTACGGTTACTCCGACCCTGATCAAACCCCCGTCGACGAGTACTAAAGAAACGTCGCCATCAGAACGGGCTTTTGCTGATCCTGTTCTATACACTGAAACTCATGACAACATGACACTT